TTCTCAAGCAGCGCCTTGGCCTTCTGGCCTCGGTTTTCCTGCTTGCGCAGTTCCACATCGTCCATGATTACTTACCGCGCTTGCCGCGATAAGCCATGTCGCTGCCCTTGTTCAGACGGGAGCCAACGACGTTGGAGCCGCTGCCATACGAGGTCGGCGGGCTTTTGCTTGCTTTGGGCTTCATGATTGCCTCACAGATTTGCCAGAATGAAAAAGAGCGCCGCATCGTCCGTCTGACGGCGGGAGATAGGCGCTTCGGCCTTGGTTGGCCTTTCCGGGGTGTAAACGAACCAGCCCGGCGTTTCCTCTATCTCAATGACTTCCTCAATCCTCATCCTCCATGGCTTTGCTCAATCGCCATGAGGCGCACCGCAGGCATGCCTTTGACCAGCGCACTTCCCTGATGGCCGAAAGCAGATCGTTGTCCTGAAGATAGCCCAGCGCCTTGTCAACTGATTCCCTTGCCACATCAATGGACGCACTAATTTTGAGCTGGTCAGTCATCATCTTTCGCCGCACCGCCGACAATATCGCCAATGTCATTGCGTTCCAGAACGACCCTCGGCCCAACACTCCGTTGGGCCAATGCGGCCTTCTGCTGTGCCTCGGACGCCCGCAGACGTGCGTTGAACTCGGCCTCCTGACGCTTCAATTCCATGTCAAGGGCGTGTTTCTCACGCTCCATCTGCATCTGTGCCTGGTGCTTCTCGCGCTCCAAGAGCAACTGCGCTTGTAGCTTCTGAAGTTCCATTTCGGCCTTGCGCTGGTCCGACTGGGCCTTCATTTGCATGTCGGCTTGCTTCATCTGGATGTCAGATTGCGCTTTCTGCTGGTCCATCTGGGCCTGCATCTGCATCTTCTGGCCCTCCATCTGCGCCTTGACCTGTTCGGGGTCAGGCGGCGGCGGGGGCTTGGGCTGCGATGCCTCGTCGGTCGAAATCTCGCCGAAATACGCTTCCGGCTGCTGCTCGCCCGTTGCTTCAACGAACTTCAACAGCGCATGAGACGCATGGGCCTCATTCACAAGCGGACCAAAGCCGCCCTGCATTTGCACGATCTGGCCCTGAATGTCGAGAATCTGACGGCGGGCGACAAGCTGCTGTTCCTTCGATCCATACCCCAGGCCAACGGACACCGTAACGTCCATGTGTGGGTTCCAGCGCGACGGCTCGATGGTCACGAACTGACCGCGCAGGCGGATGATCTTCTCACGCTCCTGATGGGCCACAGTCAGGCGCAGAATCTTCTTGAACAGGTCGCGGATGCCCGTGTTGGCAAAGATGCGAGCGATAAGAAGCTGACGGCGCTGCGATGCGGTCATCAGCATGTTCATTCCCGCAGCCGTGTCCGAGAGCGCATCAGGATCGAGGCCTTGATTCAGCCTAGACACACCCGCACGGCTCTCCTTGACCTGATCGGCATACTCCAACATCGGGAAGATATGCCCCGCGATGGAAGGCGTCTGCTGGAACTGGATCGCGTCACCGACCGAATCACGGCCTTCAATGCGGATCGCGCCGCCAATGGCGTTACTCAGCAGGGTGTCGAGGTCAACCCGCTCGTTCACCGCCGCACGGCTGTTGTTGACGTTGTAAATGTTGTCCAGCAACTGACGCCAGATGGTCGTCTTCAGCTTCTGAACGTCCTTGACCTGATCCGTAACAGACTGGCCCACAAGCGCATGAGGTGTGGGAACGGGGGTGATGGTCACGAACGGCTGTTCGGCAACCTCCACGTTCTCCAGGATGCGGTGGCCCGTGCCACCAACGGTGACCTTGCGGACCTCGGCAATGCCGTCTCCGTCGTAGTCCACCCGCAGGTAACACTCATGTATCCAGACCTCGCGCATGGACGGATCGCGGGCGCTGTTCTCAACAATGTCATCGTCGCCGTGGCGCGTCGTGCGCTCTTCGTTATATTCACCCTCGTAACTCGAGGGAATGTCCTTCACGTCATCCCAGGCAAAGCCCTCGGCCACGAGATCGGAGATTGTTTTTTTCACTCGGTGACAAACGAACGGAATCAGCATATTGCCCCGTTCGTCGTCCAGCCTCACCGCACGACGGGAGAACAGAAATTCTTCGGGCGGGACGGACTCAACGCGGACACGACCCTCAACCGTGGTCCTGACCGCACGAACATCATACAGCTCCATGGGGAGTTCCATGCCCGACATGGGGTCAATCTGCATGTCCGAAATTTCAACGATTTCCTCGATGTCAAGTTCGTCGTCCTGCTCCAGCTTCGCCAACTCAACGTCGGTCAGCCCGGTGTAATCCTCGCGCTTCTGCTCTTCCCGTTCGTCCCACCAGACCTTCGCAATACCCTGGCGCAGCATCAGGGCGTCCTTCACCATATCGTAAAGGATTTGGAAGCCGTCGTTCTCCTTGTGGAATACGTAATTTGCGTAATCCGTCGCCTGCTCCGCGTATGCCTCATCTTCTGGGCCGTAAGGTTCATAGCGCACAGCGTCGTCGCTGGACGTGAAAACCTCGATGATGGAGGGCAGCATCCACTCAATCGTGTCGTGAACGTCCCGCGACACAATCTGCGAGCGCCCGTCCACCTCGTTGCCAAGAGGCTCGCCGAAGTAATACTTCATGGCCTCTTCGCGGTCGGCGGTGAAGTCGCCCGCACCGTCATCACCAATGCGCGAGCCTACAGCGGCGTTAATCTGCGCACGGACGATGCTTTGCAGCGTCTCCGCATCGAGGGGCTTAGGGCCTTCCATTACGCGGCGTTCCTCTTGCCCTCGATCCGCGCAAGGCGATCTTCCAGCTCCTGGATGCGCCGGGTCAGGCGGTTCTCAATGCCCTGCATTCGCTTGGTCAGAACGGCTTCGGGGAAACGGCTCATGGTGCGGTCGCTCATTTCAGGTAATCCTCAAACTGTTTGGCAATCGCCAGGGTCAGGGTCGGGGCCTCGTGGGGGCCGTGCTGTTTCGCAGCTTCGCCCATGATCTTGACGGCCTGCGTCAACGCGAGGGCGCGGACTTCAGGGCTGGAATCGGGCGCTGTCTTCTGTCGCGGCATCTTCGTTCCTTAACTCACGTAAAAATGGTCTGTGAAATTGTCCCACCGCCAGCATATCGCCGGGTTAAAATAGTTCGCCCACTCATCCGTCCAGATAACCAAGGTGGACCCGTCAATCCCCGGAACAGAGCGCCATTCTGTGCGGGATACGCGCATCTTCTTGGTGTGATACGGCTTGGCAGGCCACCACACGGCGAAGTCACGGCCCGCGTGGAGATGCTGCTCTTCCCCCGGGTCAACACGTTCGGTCACGCTTAACCATTCCGGCTTGATGCGCGGCTTGGGGGGAATGGGCACTTCCTTCGTCACAACGGGGGCGCTGCGTACCTTCTTTGTTGCAGCGAATGGCGGCAGATCGGGCAAGCCACGCTCGCCACCTCCATCGGGGTAACACATGCCTGCAAACGCTTGGATGGCACGGTTGATCTCGTCCGCCTCTGGGTCGTACTCCCCGCCGTCCAGACCCTCCATGAAGGAGCGGTTTAGCGTCATAAACACGTCGGTTGCGATCATCAGACAATCGCGATCTTCGGTGAAAGGTTTTTAGGCTGCGTCTTGTTGCGTGGTGCGGTCTTGGTAATCGCGCCATAACGGAACGCATCGGCAGGGTGAGACGCCCAATCGTGCAGGGGCTTGCCCTTCCACGTCCGCTTGTCGTCATCCCATTCCTTGCGGTAGTTGCCCAGCGCCTCCAGGCCGAGTTCGCACCGTCCCTCGTCAAACCAGCACCGACCGAATATCTGGCGGGCCGCGTTGATGCCCGTCATAACCAATTCATTCGGTGCGCGGCGCGTATCAACGCCCAGCGTATGGAGAACGTCGGCGTAGCTGGAACCCGTCGCTGACTGTCGTGCGTAGGCGTCGTGGGGCAAGATCGCCTCACCCATCGAACACCCGTTTTGCCTCACTCGCTTGCGTATCTCGTCCACATAATAGGCCGGGGCCTCACCGTGGTCGGTGATGAAGTCCACGAGGTGAATTTCCTTACCCGCGTACTGCACGAGCCATATTGAGGTGTCATCGGAAACACCGATGTCCCACCACGTATCCACCGTGAAGTTTGATTGGTACGGAACATTCGTGATGCGCTTTTGTTCACGCGCCGCGATGATCTCATTGGCGTAGTATGCGCCCAGACCTACAGGCTCGTATTCGCCAAGCCAGATGTGCCCGTATCGCTCTGGGATGTTGTCTTTGTCGAATTGCCGTTCTTCGTCCAGAACCTTGGGGAAGAACGGGTTGTCTGCGTAGTTGGCACGAACCACCGCCGCACTTGATGGCAGCTTCCCGCCGCGTAGCAATGCGTCAACCGGATCGCGCTTTGTCCGTGGGTTCCATGAGAACCAGAGTTCCGACCCTTCCTTGCGGATCGTCGGCCTCAACAACTCCAACGACCTGTCAGAAAGCGTCTGGGCTTCTTCCACCCACGCATAATCAAAGCCCTCAAGAGACTTGATGCTTTCCGCCGTGTGATCCTGCATGCCCTGAAAAATGATCGTCCCGCCGCCAGGGGTGTTGATCTGCTCCCGCTGCACGTCAAACATCGAGCCAACGCCAAGGCTTTGTATCTTGTCCTCAATCAGACGCTTGGCCGATTCCCGCAAGGTCTTCTGTACTTCACGAATGCAAACCCCACGCGCACCGGGTTGACCAATGTGCTTGGCTACAACCTGCTCCGCGAAGAAATGCGACTTGCCCGACCCTCGTCCACCGTATGCGCCTTTCCAGCGCGCCGGAGACAAGAGGGGAACAAATACCCTAGGCGTCGGAAGCTGTAACGTCTGCGGCATTGTCTACAACGACGAAACGAACTTCGCTGATGGTCAGGGGCGCGTGGTCGTCGTCGCCAACGATGGGCTGAACAGCCTTGCCGTCCGTCCGGTCGAAGATCAGCTTAATCATCTCGCGGTCGCCCTCTAAAGCCATCTCAACAGCTTTGTCTGCCACGACACGCAGCTTGCGGCGGTCGTCATCAGGGCCTAATTTCTCGGTGAGCGCGAGCATTAAAGCGTCACGCATCGGCTTGTCCGACTTCCGGCCTCCCGGATTGGTCGTTGCCATAGCTTAAACCTCGGCTAAGTCATTGTTTCTAAACGAAACTTGGTCTGTTTATCCCCGCCCCGCCAAGACGGCCCCAACGGGGCTCTCTGGGGTTACGATGTAGTCTGCAACGTCGTCCAGAAAGTCGCCGCCGTAGACGGGCTGTAACTCTCCATCCACTTCCTGCGTCCCTGTAATCTGCACGAGTTCGTCCGTCGGGTATACGTCCACATGAAAGCCGTGACCCTTGGCGCTTGCAAGCACCGGACCCGGCTCCATGATGGGCAGACCGTCCGCGTCCGTGTTGCCTGTGTCAACAGGGTGACCACGCAGCGGTCCATGAACCAGAGCCACAATGCCGTTGCGCTGTGCAACCTTGCGTTCATCGGTGCCGCCGCCTTCACGGGGAAGGTCGATTTCAATGTTGTAAGCGGACAGGAGTTGTTTTGCTGTTCCACGGTCGGGCAGGGCTAGGTAAACAATCATGCCGCAATCTTTCGCAAAGCGTCGTTGGCAAGTTGCGCGTCAAAGGCACCATCAACGATAATGGCACCACCATCCCACGGCGCGTTACCAGCCACGTTGTTGCCATATCGCTCTGTGGTCACGGTCGGCAGGGTCACAGAGCCATCAAACGCGACCGCCGCGCCATCCAGTGACAATGCGCAATCATTCGTAGACAGCCGCACAGACAAAGCAAAGTCCCTATCGTCAGCCACTGTTACCCCACTGTCGAAGTCGGCTTGCGAAACGCCGCCCGTCACAATCTGAACGGCAATCTCGCCCTGTGTGCTTGATCCGCGCCGAAAGATGGTGACTCGGTTGTTGTCGGTCCCGTCGTCCCACTGCGCAATGATCTGACTTGTGCTGCCGATGTAAGGCGGGGTGCGCCCCTTGATAATCACCGCTCCCGGCAATCCGCTCACAGTCCGCAAAGGAATATCCCCTGTCCGCTCCACCGCGGTGGCGAAGGTCCCGATGGGGGTGGTGGGGGTGGTGCCAATTTCTACCTGCGCACCATAAATCAGGATGGACGACGTACCGTCCAGCGCAACTGTCGCTACGTTGTCTGTTTCCGCAACGGCAACGCGAACATTTCCGGTGAAGTCGGCGCCTGGCGTGAACACAATGCTGCAACGATACCAGCCGCTGCCAACGGCCTCGATTGCTGATGATGTATGGCCGAGCGTTCCAACCGCGCCCGTCGAAAGATTGAAATAGCTACTCGCGTTTGTCGTGAAATTTGCCGTCGTCAGCCGCAGCATGGTTACTTGGTCTGACTTGGCAAAAATCGACATGGTGTGCGCCACGTTGCTCAACGTCAGCGCCTGATTCAGATAAACTTCCCCCGTTCCAGTGGACGAATCGTCCGTGACCTTCCATGCGACGTTGCCGCCACTCGGCGCGGTGCCCTGTGCAAACTCATCAATGCTGTTGACGTTTGTCCAGGTCGTATCGAATCCGTTGGATTGCAGGCACAAATTGGTCGCCGCACCCTCAACCAGCAGGCCGATTTGCTCCCACCAAGAGCCATTGTATTCGCGCTTGAACCGAGGGGCGAACCATGGGGCAGACTCGGTGATGTGGTAGGTTCTTGGCGCGGTCTGGTCGGGGTCGGCGTATTCGACCTGCGCGCCCCATACATAGAACCCGCTGGTGTTGTCGCCATCGTAGGAAGGCACTTCCGTTCCGTCGTCCGAGAACGCCAAGAAAAACCCGGTAGGCGCGGATGTGTAATCTCCGACCATCCACAGCAAGAACCAGCCATCGCCCAGTGCGGTCGAATTGGCGCTTATGAATTGCGACCCGCCGGACGCGAACAGTGACCCGTCAGATACGTCAAAGGCAGCGAAGGCCACTCCCAACCCCACGCCATAGGGTCTGAGGGACAGATAGCGTGACCCCGCCGCCAGCTTGGCGCGCACAGAAAAGATTTTTCGACCTGCACCGATTGTGGCGCTCTGATAGAAGGCGTGCACATTGCTGCTGCCGTTTTCACGCACCAAATCGGCGGACATGGAGCCATCAGGCGCAGTCGCCGCATCTGCAGTGACAATTGTGTTGCTCTTCGTCCACGCCGTTGCTTTATTAAACTGCTCGCTGTACGTCAGCAGGTTGTGGCTCGCGAAACGCAGTATCCCGTCATTCCACTCCATGCCAAGTGCGGCGGTGGCAGACGTGGGGACGGCACCGCGGGGGCCGGATGTTTTCGTGAAGTCGTAAAACGCTGACGGCTCATAACCGCGCAGTTGGAACTTCTGCGAAATGCCGCCCCGACGAATGTTGCCGCCCGCAATCGCCATGTTACTGGCCCATCTCCGTAATGTAGACCGTGCCGCTCGCGGACACAGACAGCACGGCGATATGCTCACCCGCGCCGATATTTAAGTATTCTGGTGTATAGGCGGGGATAAACATTGCGGTGGAACTTGCGGATGCGTTCGGAGACACGCCGACGTTGAAGAAAATGTCGGACGTGGACACAACGCGAATGGTGCGCACACCCTCGCCAGGGACCGAAGTCGCGGCGGTCGAGGTGCTGGGGTTGCTTTCAATCGTGAAGGACGAAAGCGGGCGATAAACCACGTCATCCGCCAAGGCAACAGACGCCACCAGAAGCAGCGCCGCAGCAGTGATAATGCGCTTCATGAGCGTCTCCTTTCAAAGTTACCCGACCAGTCAAGCCTCGTCGCCCTCGTGTGAGCGTGTGTGCGGTTCGCTTGTTGGGCCGGGAAATGGAAACGCCCCACCGCCCAAGTCACATGGGTCAGTGGGGCGCTTGTTATGACATGAGGCACATGGTGCCGTGACCTGCTTTGGCCCCGTCGGGCTGTCCTATCACCTATTTTCCGGCGCTCACGTCAACTTTGCCCCGAAGGGCGCAACTCAAAACAGCTTACACGCTTTTATTCCGTCCCGATGGGCATGTCAAGCATCGTGGAATAATTTTTTTCCTGACGCATTCCTTGCGCGATCCGGCGCAATTCATCGGCGCGGTCTTTTGGCACCCACTCACTGACGCGGACATGGCCCGCATCGCGCATCTTCTGCTTGAAGCGGGCCTGTCTTTCGGCGTTGGTGTTGGTCATTATGCTTCAGCCTTGGCAACGAGCCGCTTGCGCTTCAGGTCAACAGCCTTCATCGCTTCCGTGCGGGTGGCCTTCCCCAAAAACATTTTAGTTTCCAGCCGACGCAGGGTTGCCGCGTCCTTGCTTGTAAATGTTGCTTTCATCTATCTTTCCTCCAGGGCCGCCATGTTTCGCGACTTTCAGGATTCATGTCGCTTCGGCAAAGACCGCCACCAGCACGTCGTCCATCGGCGTGATCCAGAACTCATTCCCGCCGGGATGCTGGCCAGGCGCCTGAATGTAAAGGTCGTCTGCTGCGAATGGGCCAAAGCCGTAGCCGTCGGTGATTGTGGTAGCTAAATAGGTCTTGATCCAACAATCGGACCATTGTGCAGGCTTTACCGTCATCGTGACGGGCTCGTCTATTTCAGCCTGATCGGCAATGTATTCGGCGTAGGTGTCGCGGAGATATGCTTCCGCCTGCTCGCGGGTTTCAAACGCCACGATATAGGCGCCTTCCGCCGCACGATAATTCTCTACCGTGTCCAATGTAGCGTAAAACATTTGTCTTCCCTCCATGGGCTTCATTGCCCTTCGCCTTATATATAGGGTGTTAGCGGTAACAATGCAAGGGGGGGACGGAATTATTTTGCAATTTCTTCCGATAGCCTCTCGGCCAGGTCATACAGCGCAGCCATCATCCGGCGTTGTGCCGTGCGGGGGTCCATGCCCATCGACCGACCGATGCGCCACCACGGCGCGTTGTTGGCCTTCGCCCATGTGATCTTTCCGGCTTCCTCGGGCATCATCTGCAACCAGATAAGCACTTCGTCCATACGGTCGATCTGCTCGCCCGTAGGGCGTATGACCAACTTCGCATCGGTGTAGCCGTATGCCTCTTGTGCGCTTCGCACGTAGTCCAGGTTGGGGTTGCACAAGCGTGGGGATTCAATCGGCGGAAGGCGCTTGAGGGTCTTCGCGGCCTCGCGAAAGCGGTCGAAGAGTTCTGTTGTGTTCATTCGCTTTCCAATGCTTCGACCCGATCTGCGGAGCGATGTAGGCCAACACATGCGACCCGTAGCGCGCGTTCGATCCTGCCGATCTGCGTGTTATATCGGCCAGCACCTCCCAACTGGTCGCACAAGATCAAAACGGCGGTGCGGCTCTCCGCGAGTTCTTCGCGGGCGCGCTCGAGTTCGGTCTTGGGGCGCGTGACGCCGGGGATTTCGGTCATGCTATGCGGCTCCTGTAAGTTCCAACGGCGCGGTCAAAGTCAAATCGGACAGAACCCGGTTGACCAACCGCCTTAAACCTGACTTTTTTAACGTGAATCTCCGTCTGGCCGATTGCCTCATAATCGCGTTCGACCACGATCCCAACGTCAGCCTTGTTCACCCAATGCGCCGACCCGGAAATGTCGTACAGGCTCAAGGGCTGCGTCTTTCCACCCTCGCCACGAAACGGCTTGGCCGGATGGGCGATGAACCAAACATGCACCCCGTGGCCCTGCGCAAACCGCTTCACCTTCGCCAACATTTGCGACACGTATTCCGTTTCGGTCATCCCGGACGGGCGCTTGTGTTCAATCTCGTTGTAAGGATCAATAACCAAGCCTTGGATGCCGTGACGCATAACAGCGCCCCTGGCAGTTTCCAAAATCCAGTCGATTGTTGGGCTGTCGTCGTCCGCGCGGATGAAGAAAAAACGATCCTTCAGCCAAAAGATGGCCTTGCGTAATTCGTCCTCCGTCATCCGCGCTCGCGGGCCTTCGGCAAATGGCGAGTTGGTCAACTTTTCGGCCAGCTTCGCAACGTGCTCTTCGCCGGGGTTTTCAAACGAGCAAACCCCACACTTCCACCCCGAATTACGAACAAGGTTCATCATCAGCGCGTCGATAAACTCCGACTTTCCTGACCCCGGAAAGCCCGTGACAACCGTCAATTCCCCGGCGCGAACCGTGTAGAATTGGTCCAGTTCAAACCAGCCAGTCGATACTGCCCGTTCCCGCCCGTGGCGGTAAAGCTGTAGCACATCGGTCTCAAACTGCCCCGCATCAAATAGCGACTTAATGGGGTAGGGCTGCGCGTTCTCAATGACCTCCCGGAGAACGTCGGCCCCGTGATCCCTTAACGTGTCGTTGGCGTCCTTCGACTGCACGTCATTGAGGTTCGGCCACGTCACTCGCCAACAACGATCCCGACCAATCCGCCGCGCAAGTTCTTCCTCAAGAGCCTTTCCCGGCGCGTCACCATCGACCGCCAGAATGACCTTTTGCAGCGGGTCCAGCCAAGCCTTACAGTTCCAAACGTAACTAAATTTGGTATCGTGTTCCGGGTCCGGGTCTTCGTCTTTGACCTGCTTGGGAGCGCCGTCGGGAACCGAAATGACATTCAGAAACCCTGCCTCCTCAAGCGCCAGCTTGTCCATCTCGCCTTCAACGATGATAGCCCAATCTTCGGTGAGGTCGTCCAGGCCGAAAAACACCTTGTCCGCATCCTTCACCTGCCGGAATCGCTTGTCCCCTGACCGAAACTTGATGTTGACCAGTTCGCCGTCGCGGAAATACGGAAACTGTATTTCGCCGTCCGCGAACGCGATCCGATTGCGCTCAAGCGTCGTCTCCGTGATGCCCCGCGATGCAAACCAGTTAACGACTTTCTCTGGAAGTCCAGATGTCGGAAGTTTCGGCCTGATCTTCGGTTCTGCGTCCCTTCGGGCAATGGTGGTCCCGGACCAATCGCAATTATGGCACAACCAGACAGCGTGACCGTCAGGCTTGATTGTAACCGACAAGCACGGGTCGCGGCGGTTCTGCGGTTTGCGCCCCGATGAACACTGCGGGCAAAGCGTTTTGTGATCTCCCGCTCGTTCTGAACGAAGCTGAATGCCGAAGTCCTGAAGGTTCATAGCGGCAGAACCTTTCGGGCATCAGGCTTCATCGCAGCCTCGATCCACGCGATAGGCTCGGTGACAGATTCCTTTTGCGCCCGCTGGACAAGTTGGATGACTTGCTGATCCCCGACTAGCTTCCTCCATTTGCCCAACTCCGACCGTGCATGTTTGTCCGTCGCGCCGTGCTCTGT